TACCAATATTACGAGAGATGTAATCATTTGTCAATCCTACGTTACCCAAATAATCCTTTAAGCGATCTCCTGCTACTGCTTCTGCCATTCCTACATTTTCAACACTTAAATCAACCTGATATAGATTAGTAAGTGCTGGTGTGGATAGAGCAGTTCTATTAATATTGTATAGCGACCCTTTTCTAATACTAACTGCCATCTAAATATAGCTGTGATTGTTATAGTTATTTAGATGTCATATAAGGGAAAATATCAACCGTCGCACCCGAAGAAGTATAAAGGCAACCCATCTAATATAGTATATCGCTCTTTGTGGGAGCGTAAGTTCATGGTTTACTGTGATAGAAACCAGAATATACTTGAATGGGGAAGTGAAGAAATAGCACTACCATATCGTTCTCCGATTGATAATAAGATTCATAGATATTATCCTGACTTCTATATTAAGGTAAAAGAGAGTACAGGTCAAATTAAAAAGTATATCATTGAAATCAAACCTTTGAAGCAATGTATGGAACCCAAGGTTCAGAAGAAAAAGACCAAGGGTTACATCTACGAAGTCTATGAGTATGCAAAGAACCAGGCAAAGTGGAAGGCAGCAAGAGAGTTCTGTAAAGACAGAATGTGGGAGTTCAAGGTTCTTACAGAAAACGAATTAGGTATTAAGTGATGGCATTCCCAACCGACGACCAAGAGAATCGTGTTCGCGGTTTAGTCCGTCGTCTCGTAGGTGTTGAAAAACCAGATGATATGATGCTGGAAATTATGGAGACTCTCACAGAGGGTAGCAAGATTCCAACAGCGGGTAAGTTTTATACATTCGTTTATATACCCAAGACACCCAATATACAATATGACCAGAATCCACTAGTGGCAGTCAGTGATGTATTCCAATGGGGATTTCGTGGAATGAACTTTCACTGGGGTGAACATAGACAATATACCTGGAGTGAAATAGTTGGTGGTCTGTATGAAGTATTACCAGAGGAGTTACAAGATATGATAGAGATTCCATATGGGTATATCCGTCTAAATAACTAAAAAGATAGTAGATAATGTCGTCAGATAACTTTGCAACGGATACATTAAAAGCGTTAGAAAAGGCGTTTCCAGGTGAAACTGCCATGCAATCACTGGCAGAAACTCGTAAAGTTGAGATTAAAGGCTCACCTCATCCAGTAGGAGAAGTTATTCAAGAGACCATACCTATGTGGCAATGGGGTGCTGGAACCCAACGTTATAAAAAATGGGATGGAGTTAAGTGGATTCCAGCAACAGAAGAAGAATATGGTATTTGGTTTAAAAAGAAAAAAGAAGGTTCAAATGCACCACCTGTTACAGATCCACAAAATAGTGTTGACCCACCAGCGGATGATAAGAAACCAACAGGGGGTGGAAATGGTACTCCTGTAGAACCAGAACCAGAACCAGTAAATATACCTGAAACAGAAAAACTAAAAGATTTTGGAAATAAATGGGAAAGTAAAAATAATAATCTTAGATATCCATATGAAAGAATGGAGTCAACCCAAGACTATATTCAATTTAGTGTAATAGAATATAAAAGACAAGGATTAACTGGTGGTCCAGTGGGAACTAATCGACTGAATCAAGGAACAGGAGTTCAAAGTCAATTTTCAACCCAAACTCCTGGGAGAAATTTAAACACAGACATACTTGGAACTGTAACACTACCAGTTCCATCTCAGATTGGTGATAATAATGGTGCTGATTATGGTTCAGGTGGATTAAACTTCTTACAAGAAAGAGGTTTGAGTATTGCATCAGCGGGTATTGAAGGAAAATTTCAACAAGCTGTGCAGGAAACTAAAGGTCTTTTTGGTGATGTTGTAGCAGGTCAAAGAGATGCAGAATTAGTTACTAGTTTCTTTGCAGGTAAAGCTGTAAGTGCTTTTGGTGGAAACCTTGATTTAAATCAAATATTAGCAAGAAGTAGTGGAACGATTATCAACCCAAATATGGAGTTATTATTCACTGGTCCTAAACTTAGATCATTTACTTTTGCATTTAAATTCACTCCAAGATTTAGTAAGGAAGCAGAAGAGGTTAGACAGATTATCAGAGCATTTAAAAAACACTCATCACCAAGAAAAGGGGGTAATTTTCTCAAAACACCTAATATCTTCCAAATCAGATATCTTGGTGAGGGCGGTCAAAACCACCAATTCTTAAATAGATTTAAGTTGTGTGCTCTCACAAATATGACTGTTAATTACACAGGTGATGGTGTTTATGCAACTTATGATAATGGAACACCAGTATCGTCAATAATGACACTAACATTTAACGAACTAACCCCTGTTTATAACGAAGATTACAAAGGTTCAGTTGGAGGTGTAGGATACTAAAATGGGATTTTTCAGAGAACTACCAAACTTACTATATCAATCACCACTCTCAAGTAGAACTGCTGCTGATGAGTTTATTGAAGTAAAGAATCTGTTCCGTCGCGTTAAACTGCGTGAGGACTTACAGAATCAATTTACTATCTTTAATAAGTATGAAATTAGACAAGGTGCTAGACCAGATACTGTAGCAGATGATGTCTATGGCAGTCCAGAACTTGATTGGGTTGTGCTCATCACCGCTGGTATCGTAAACGTCAGAGATGAATGGCCTTTATCTGATAGAGATTTATATGATTATGCTGAAAGAATCTATGGTAATGATTTAAATGCGACTCATCACTTTGAAACCACAGAAGTAAAAGATAATAGAGGTAGATTGATTCTACCAGCAGGCAAAGTAGTTGATAAGGGATTCAAGATTCCTAATCCTGATGACTACTCTGCCGCTGACTTAAATCCAACAACTGGAGTAAGTAACTACATTTACGAAACAAGGAAGAATGATGCTAAAAGATCAATCTTCCTTCTGAGACCTAGTTACTTACAACAGTTCTTGAACGATATGAGAGACATAATGACTTATCAGAGGTCTTCTCAATACGTTGATACTAGACTGATTAAAACAGAGAATACAAGAAATACGATTCTCTGATCACTCAGCGAGTTTAGCAAAGTAAGACAGGGTATCGTCTTCATCTTCCTCAGTCACAGTGCGTGAAGTGGGGAGAGATTCCAGTTCGTTGCGGATGTCGTCAGTCAGATCCTTGACGGGACCACGACCTTCGCTCTCATCCTCAAGGTCCTCATCCTGTTGAACACGAGGAGTACCCTTGTTACCAAGAACATAATCAAGACGCAGTTTCAGTTCATCGTAAGTCTTGAACTGATCAGCGGCAACGAGTTCTGCAAGGGAGTATTCTTTCTTCCAGGCAGCTTCCATTGCTTCATCATCGTCCAGCAGAGCATCGGGACGGGCAAACTCAGAGGAATCGTAGTTACGATAACCAGCGACGTTCTTTGCCTTCAGTTTGAAGTTGGCACCCTGCCAGAAATCAAACGGATCAATTGCTTCCTCATCTTCAAACTCAGGTTGCATAGCAGCAGTGAGTTTGTCGAAGATTTTCTTGCCGTACTTGTACAGCATGACCTTACCTTCGTTCTGGGGATTAGCAGGATCCTTCACAACATAGATGTTGGAGACATAGGTCAGTTTGCGCTTTTGCTTACGCGCAGTCTCTTTACCAGCATCGGTGCCGTTGTTCCACAGCAGCGTGTTGTATTCAGAAACGGGATCCTTCTGACCCAGAGTGGTCAGAGAGTTCTCGATGTACCAACCACCAGGACCTTGGAAGGCGTGGGAGTACAGTTTAACGAAAGGAAGATCCTCACCATCAGGAGCAGGGAGGAAACGGATAACGGCATAACCGTTACCACTCTTATCACATTCCAGTTTCCACACGCGCTCATCGCCTGAAGTGGAACCGTTATTATTCATTTTTTCGACTTCCTTGACCAGTTTGGCGGTCAGGGAGCCCAGTTTGGATTGCTTTTTAAGATCGGCAAAGCCCATTAGATTACCTCGGATAGGTTGGATTGTTTGGATTTACTTGGATATTATAACGAAGACAATATCACTTGTCAAGATACGTTTTCAAAGAACTGATGGTCTTCTGCATGGCATCGAACATCGTATTCATATCGGTATCTGCAGGAAAACCCATAAGTGCAATAGACTTCTTGAGTTGTTCCTTCATTTTGATTGCCTCGGGGTCGTCAGATAACGACAACCGAGTATACATAATCTTCTGTTTGTCCAGAAGTTCCGTCATCTTATCGATGTGGTCAATTTTTTCTTCGCTACTAAGTGAACCAAATGTAAAAACTGTCGAGTACAGAAACTCCTGGATCTCATTAATTTCTTTTAGTTCATCTTGTATAATTTCAGAGTCAAAAAAACTACTCATCTAGAATTTCCCTCAAAAGTTTTTTGTATTTGGCTACATTAATATTTAGGAATGGTTTATATTTTTTAATCTTCAGACTGACGGTTTCCCACACTGGGTCCAGCAATTTCTTGTCGAACTTTTGTGAGAACCCAAATATTATATCATAGATTATTAGATTTTCGATGGAAAGGGTTCCACCAAGAAACCTTTTTAGAATTGGAGGATGTCCGCTCGAACACTTGAACAAATCGTCTAATTTTTTGTTCGATAGTAATTCTTCCGACTGTTCTTTGAACAAGTAAGTCGAACTCTGTTTGCGTTTCTTCCAGTCGGCGTAAGTTCTCTCGCCGTCGTTTATGATTGAACCAATCCATGTATTTCCTGGGTTATCTGACGCAACAAAGTTTGATACAAGAAAGTCAACGACCTCTTCATCGGAGTACTTTCTAGAAGTTTTCTCGAACCAATATTTATCCCTTCTTTTATTAAAGGAAGTTACACTGGCACGGGTCTTTGCTCCGTATTTGAAGAAGTCGTATTTGGGGTTTGTGAAATGATTTTTAAGTGACAAATAATGTTGGTAAGTTTCAAAGGGAGTCACGATCATAAAGGTAATTTTGCTCTCGAAGTCTTTTTCATAAAGTTGAGACTGATAGCATCATACTTCAATCTCTCTTTGAGTGGTTTGGAAATCAACTTAGTGATTGAGTCTACCTCAAGTTCATTGATCTCGCAGTAATAGCAGATAGCATCGATGTAGTTCATCTTATCTTCCGCCACAATCTTCTCTATTTCTAGAGCAAACTTGGAGGGAGTAAGAAATTTACTCTCGATTACTTTTTCTAGTTCTTTATTTGGTTCCATAGAGTTCCAACTTATCTCCAACAAACTTTCTAATGTATTCGCTGAGCAGTTTGATGTACTTTGATTTGTCACGCTCTTCATAGACGACGCATTCTCCATTTTCACAAGCCATAATGATTACAAGTTTTTTGACTGAGATACCAGTCAGTTCGTACAGCATACAACCATATGCCATGCACTGTACAAAGTAGTGTTCGATCCACTCTCGTGGTTTCGGTTTCGCAGATGTTTTAAAGTCGATTATTGCTAGTTCGCCGTCATATTCGGCAATACAATCAACGGTTCCCGCAATGCCCAAGTGTTTACTATATAGGGAACCTTCTAAGGCATGTATATTATTTATCTTTTTCAACTCCCCTTTAGAAATCTTAAACAAGAAGTCAGAGATAGGTTGAACCTTTGGTAGGTCTTCATTCTTAAGATGATACTCTACCAGAGTGTGCATATCAGTACCACGACTGGTTGCTCTCTTGGTAATCCTATCTGCTTCCTCAGTACCAACTCGCTTTCGCCAGTTGATAAAAATCTCTTTATTAAAATGACTGGTGATAGAAGTAATAGATACCAGTTTCAGAAATTCTTCTTCATCTGGTACCTTATAATAACGCACACCATCAATAGTCTCCCGTTCAAGTTTGGGGAGATTCACATCAACATGATTAAACATTACATACCTGCTTCAGTTTTTGCTACGATATATTCTTTGACCAATCCAGAGCGGATGATGTCGTCAATACCAAATTCTACCATATCAACAGAAGGCATACTACGCAAGATATTGATGAAGTCTACAATACCATTACGCTCATTTGCCTTGTTGAGGTCAGATTGAGTTGCGTCACCACAGAACATAATCTTGGAGTTCTCACCAATACGGGTGATAATCGAATCTAGTTCGTGCATGGTGCAGTTCTGGAACTCATCTACGATAACAATAGAGTTATCCAGTGTTGTGCCACGAAGAAAAGAAGTTGACCAGAACTTGATGGTCTCTTGTGCCTTGAGATTACCATACAGCATCTCAAAGTCAGCAT